AATAGGAGATACTAAACTAATGAAGCCAGGGAAAAACTATAAGTTTAAAGGAAAAAAGGTTACAGAGTTTCCTATGGCTAAGAATGGATTAAGACAAGAACAAAAAGGTTTGGTTAATTTAGACAATCTACTTAACTTTACAAACTATAACAAACCACAACCAGGTGGATGGTTGAGCAAATATGAATAATATGATAGAATTTAAAGTTTGCAAATTATGCAAAGAAAAATTATCTATTAATAATTTCTGGAAGAATCCAAGTATTAAAGATGGATATTTTAATAAATGTAAAATTTGTGCAACTAAAGTATCAGATATAAATGCTTTAAAAGAACAAAAATATTTACAAGATAATTTATGGACTTGTTCAATTTGTAATATTACATTATCTTTAACTAAAGAAAATTTTCACAAAAGAAATGATTCTATTACAGGATTTCAACATAGATGTAAAAAATGTTTAAATGCAGTGTCATCAAGAACAACAAGAAAAATAAATCATTCAAATTTAGATTTATTTTTAAAAGACATATTTCGCTTAGCTACTTATAGAAGTAAAAAGTCAAATAGAGAAAATGATATTTCTATAAAATTTTTAAAAGAGTTGTGGGAAACTCAAAAAGGATTATGTGCATTAACTAATTTACCAATGCAACATTCTATAAGTAAAGGAAAATTATTTAATAACCTTAGCATAGATAGAATAGATTCTTCAAAAGGATATACAAAGAATAATATTCAATTGGTATGTAGCGTAGTTAACAGAATGAAATCAGATCTCTCATCAGAAGAGTTTTATAATATATGCAAATTAATAACAAATAATTATGAAAAATAATATAAGTAATAAATTTATAAAAATTGCTGGTGTAAAGAACATCAAAGATTTCTACGCAAAATATCCAACAGAAGCAGCTTTCTTTAAAGCTCACCCTGAAGCAAAGGCATCTATTAAGAAAGCCCAGATTGGTGCTTATATAGGAGGTGGACGTACAACTACTCCTAAACCAATTAGTTATCAGGATATGTATGATGAAGTGGACAAAGAACTTACTGGTACTACAGCAGCAGAAAGATTAGATATAGCAGAAAAGCAAGCAGCAATTGCTGCAGCATCTAAATCTTCTAGTTCTGAAAAATCTGGTGGAGGTGGTTTTGATATTGGTAGTCTTGCTTCAATGTTTGGTGGAGGTGGTGAAGGTGGTAAAGGAGGAGGTTCTGTTGGAGAAGGAATTATGTCAAGTGGTGGTTTTGGAGCTATAGGTGGAGGTATTGGAAGTGGAGGTATTAGTGGTGGTAGAAATGGAAAACATATTCCTAAAGCTCAAGTTGGAACAGATGTTAATGGTAATGGTATTCCAGATTATTTAGAAAACTCTCAATCAGTAGGTCAGTCACAGATGGGTCCACAAAATCAACCTGCTTCAATGTCTGGAATGCTACAACCTGCAGGATTAGCAAGTCTTCCTAAACAACAACCAAGTGCAGCAGTACCTACAGCACAACAAGTACAAGGTGGTAGTGGTAAGAGTGGTAGTTTAATGGACAGTATAGGAAAATATATTGGACCAGCTGCTGGAGTAATAAAAGGATTTGAAGCTATTGATAAACAAAGAGATGCAATGCATTCTGCTCAACAAGCAGAAAAGCTGACTGGTCTTGCATTACAAGCAGAAAAAAGTAAAACTAACAAAGCAACAATAAATGAAAGAAAATACGTTAGACCAGAAGATAATATAATACAAGCTGGACAAATGTTTCCTACATATGGTGTAGGTACAAATGTACTTGGTAGTGCTAGAAATGGTATGAGGTTACAAGGTGGTGGAGAAATACAAAATACATATGCTCCTGATTATTTATATGATGATCTTGGTTATGAACCATTAAATGATTCTAATGTAAAACAATATTATCATGGAGGAGGTATTCCAAGAGCAGAAGGTGGTGGTGGTTTTTCAAATTTTATGGGAGCAGGAGGTACAGATATTGCAACACAAGCTATTGGTCAAGGATTTGACAACAATGCAGGATACCAAATAGGTTCGTCTGTTGGAAACATTGTAAAGATGATTCCTGGTGTAGGAAGTGTAGTTGGAGCTATTGCTGCTCCAGTATTAGGTGCTATAGGAGGAACAATAGATAATGTTTTTGGTGATGGACGTGCTACAGCAAAAGCTGCTAACCAAGCTAAAAGAAATATGGGAGCTATAAGCAATATGAAAACAGCCAGTGGAATACAAGCTGCTAATACTAGTGTAATGGAAGATGGTGGATGGGTTAGCAATGATTGGCAACCACAAGTTATATCTTCATTTGGTGGTCTTAGTGAACAAGAAGTGTATGACTATGCACATGATGGAATGGAATCATTAAGAGCAGGAGGTCATATAAGAGGAGAATATCAACCTATTAGTAATAGAGGTATGGAACAATATGCTATGGGTGGTGAAGTGCAAACTACTTGGGGTGGACATGCTGAAACTATTTCACACAATCCATACATGCCAGGATCAGGTGAAACTATTATGTTCAGAGGAAAATCACATGATGAATCTGATGGTAATGGTAACACAGGTATAGGTGTTAAATATGGCAAGGGTGGACATGATAGTTATACAGACTATGCTGAATATGGAACTCAAGAAGCTGATGCTGATGTAGAAGTTGAAAGAGGAGAGCCAGCTGCAGAATTACAAGATGCTAATGGTGAAAAGAATTTAACAGTGTATGGTAATTTAAAAATCCCTAATCAATATATAGATCTTTTAGGAGATCCAAAAGCTAAAGGTAAGAAGTTTAAAAACTATATAGCTGAAATTTCTAAAGATGAAGCTAAGCAAAATAAAATTATAGAAGCATCTACAAATAAACTTAATGCATTAAAACCACAAACTCAATTTGATAAATTAAAATTAACTTCTTTACAAGCTAGTATACAAGGAGCTAATATGAAACTTAAAGATATAGCTGACAAGAAAATTAATGCAGCTCATTTACAAAATGCTATTAATGATACAGCAGAAGAAAATGGATTAGTTGCTGATGATCTTGCAAGAGGTAAAGTGAAGTTTGATAAAGAAGCTTTACAAGATTATGCTGAATATGGTAAGACAATTAAAAAAGCTAAAGATGGTGTAACAACAGATGATGATGGTAAAAAAATTAGCAAAGCTGAAAGAGATAGAAGACTTAAGTCAGGTAAATGGAAAGTTGATCCTTCTAATCCTAATAGAATTTATTCTGTAGAATCTAAAAGTGGTACTAGTGATAAAAAGAAATCTGCAACTGCTATGGATAAGATTCCTGTACAGAAATTAGATAAAAATACAGGATTTGCAGGAGGAGTAACAAAAGAAAAATTTGAAGAATTTAAAAAAAGATTTTCTGATTATCCTGGCATAGATAAGTTAGATCAAAAAGATCCAATGAGCTTACAAGACTTTAAAACTTGGGCTAATAATAAAGCTAAAGAAACAGGATCAACAGCTCGTATATTAGATGATCCTAAAACTAAAAGTAACCCACAAGGACTTCCTATTTTTGGTGATCAATTTCTTAGCTTTACTTTAGATGAATCTGAAAAAGAAACTCCAGGATCTTCTACATCAGATTATGTAGACGTAGAAGATGAAGATAAAGTGTATGATGTAAATGCTCAAAAAAGAAATCCTTGGGTAGATCTTGCAGGACAAGTGCTTCCTTTCTTTAGACCTACAGATCAAGAACCATTTGATTATGCACAACTATATCCAGAAATGTATGCTTTAGGAAGTAATCAACTAGAGCCTGTACAAGCACAAGGTTATCAACCTGAACTTGCTACACCATATGATATTTCATATCAAGATATGTTAAATGCAAATCAAGCTGATTATAATGCAACGCAGAAACTAGTTGGATATAATCCAGCTGCTCAATCAATATTGAATGCTCAGAAATATGCTGCTAATGAAAAAGTTCTTGGAGAACAGTTTAGAGCTAATCAAGCAATGCAAATGGGTGTATATGATGAGAATAGAAAAACATTAAATGATGCTAAACTTAAGAACTTAGCAATCTATGATAAACAATATGAAAGACAAGCACAAGCTAAGAGTAATACAAAAGCTGTTACACAAGCTGCATTGAATTCTATTGCTGATAAATATGCTAAACATAAACTTGAGAATAGAACACTTGGTGTATATGAAAACTTATACAACTACAGATATGATCCATCAGGAAGAGCTATAAATATGAATGCTCCTTGGCAAGCTAACCTTCCTAATCTATACGATAAAGGTAACAGAACTGCTAATATGCGTGCTGTATATGATAGCCAAGGAAACTTTTTACGATACGAACCTATTGAGGAAACTAAAACAGTTACTGATGAAACATTAGAAGCTGCAGGTAAAACTCCTAACACTGTTGCTAAAAAGAATGGTGGTTCTACAAAAGCTAAAAATGGTTCTATTGTAAGTGCATACAAAAATTTATAACTATTTTAATTATAAAGAATTACCAGTATTTATTATAAGTATTGGTAGTTCTAATTTTTTCTATTAAATTTGCTAATGGCATGTGACAAGCATGCAATAAAATAAAAAGATTATGGCATCATTTACAGATAATCCTCAAGCACTTACCAATTTTAATCCATATGTAGCTCAACTTCCTGTTGAAGCAATGGTTCAAGTTGGTATGCAAAAACAAAAACAATACGATGAGGGTATACAAAAGATACAAACAAACATTGATAACATTGCAGGACTTGATATTGCTAAAGATTCAGATAGAGCATATTTACAATCAAAAATTAATCAATTAGGTAATGACACAAGAATTTTTGCAATGTCAGATTTTTCTAATGCACAATTAGTTAACTCTGTAAATGGAATGACAAATCAAATTATAAAAGATCCTAATGTTCAAAATGCTGTATCTTCTACAGCAAAGCTTAGAAAAGAACAATCATTTATGGAAGAACAAAGAAAGGCTGGAAAGTCTTCTCCTGCAAATGAATGGGATTTTAACTTACAAGCAAACGATTGGTTAAACTCTTCAAAAGTAGGAGAGTCTTTCTCAGGTAGATATACTCCTTATACAGATGTTCAAAAAAAATATTTTGAAGTTTTAAAATCATTACATTCTGATTTAACAGAACAGGATATTCCTTATGTTATTGAGAATGGTAAAGTTAATTACGATAAAACTGCTGCAGCAATGCAAAGGATAAGTAAGGAAACTGTATCAAAAGAAAAAATAGAAAATGCTTTACGTTCTAGTTTAACACCAACTGAATTACAACAATTATCTATAGATGGTAGATATACATTTAAAGATGATACACCTGAACAATTAGCTAATCAAGCTACAAAAAAATATTCATTAGGTATAGAAAAGAATAATGAAAAAATTAAAGAGTTACAAGGTTTTGCAAATTTAAATACTGCTAGACCTGCAATAAGAGACAAAGCTTTAAAAGTAATTGCAGAACTAGAAAAAAACAATGAGCAATTAAATTTACAATTAATTGAAGAACATGACTATGCAATTTCTAATCCAGAGAATGCAAAGATTTTATTATATAAAAACAGTTCAATTGAACAGTTTGCTACAGCAAATGCATGGGAACATAATAAAGAAAATGTTATGACTAACCCAATACAACAACAAGATAACTGGGAAAGAACTTTTGCACAAGAACAAACTAAATTAAATCTTCTTATTTCTGATTCTGCTTGGGATAAGAAAATGGATATTCTTAATTATAATTTAAAAGTACAAGAAGCAACTACAGCTGCTGCAAAAGCTAAAGCTAAAGAAAAAGGAGAGGTGGGAGAGTTTGCTACTTTTATGGGAGTTGATACTGATCTTGGAGATCCTTTTAAAACTGCAGCAAGTAGTTTAAATAATTTAAAACAAAGTGGAGATGATATATATAACTCTCTTATGCAAAAGACTGGTGCAACTAAAAATCAAATTAGAAATGCAGTGAATGCTTATCAATCTGGAGACAAGATGAAATATGCAGAAGCAGTAAAAGTTATACCTGTTCAATATAGAAATCAAGTTGAAAAACTTGTAAATATAAGAGAAGGTATAAGAATTTCTTCATCAGCATTAACTACAGCAGAAACAATTGCAAATAATTCTAAAGAAGTAAGAAATTTAAAATTAAAATTTGATAACGAAACTAAGAGTTTAGGAAATATAACAATTAATACAAAATCAGGAGCTGTATCGTTTACACCAGAAGAAATTGCTTCTTTTTTAGCTAAACAAAAAAGAGTAGGATATGGAGGCAGCCCTTACACAGGACAAGCTTTTGGTTATACTGAATACACTTCTCCTTTAAATGATAAAGAGAAAAAATTATCTACTCATAAATTTACAACAGAAGAAACTAATAAATACAATAAATTTAGAGCTATTATAGAAAAAACTAATTCTGATTTAATTACTACTAGAGAAAGAATAAAATATCAAGAATTCAATAAGCTTAATCAAAAATGGATGCCAAAATTAGCTGATATTAATGTAGGTAGTGGAGAAGATGATAACTCTAGACAGTTTTATGAAAATGTTGCAACTAACTTATTAATGGGTAACCTTAAAGAATTTGCAGGAATACAAGGAGGAAATAGATATTCTACTGAAGATGAAAGAGAAACATTGATGGGAATTTATGGTACAGATGGTAAAAAGAATTTACAATATAAATTATTTGAACAAGGAGATGACAAGGTGTTAGTTGTAGTAAATGGAAATGATGTATATAGATTACCTATGAGAGAAGAGCAATACAAACAACTTCCTATTGATACAGATACTAAATATAGAGATGTTAGAAATGCACAAAAAGCTCAAGGTGGAACAACAAATAACACAGGACTTTTCCAAGACTCTTGGTACAAAAAAAGCAGTTTTCCTAAAACCACTTTAAACGTTAAAGGAGATTTAGTAACTGGAGATGGTGAAAATCAATTTGTTACATTGAGAATAAATACACCTAGAGGAGTGGCTGTTATTTCTCTTGATTCTGAATTTGATTCAGCAGAAAATGCTGAATTGTTTTTTAAAAATATCACAGATAAAGATTTAATAAACGCAGTCATGAGATCATCAGATGATGTAGTTTCCCCACAAATAAAAGCATTGTTTAAATAAAACTAAAAAATATTATTATGCCAGATTTTGATAAGTTATTAAATCCTATCATTAAAGAAAATAACACATCTCTTCCTGAAATTAACATTCAAGAAGCAAAAAGATATTCTTCTATACAATTTCCAGATTATAATGATAACATTGTATCAGGAACACCTAATAACGAAGACTTAGAAAGTAAAGCTGAATTATTTGCAAGCATGCCTGCTGATAAACTGAAAGGTATGCCTGTTGGATATGATGTGCTAGCTGCAAATCAAAGATATGATGCTTATAATCCATTATTGAAAAGTAATGAAGATTTTGCTGCCTATGGTCAAGGGTGGGGATCTAAAATGGTTAATGGTGTTTCTAAAGGATTATTACTTACAGGAACAACTTTTTTACAAGGTACTGTAGGACTTGTTAATGGTTTAGTACAATGGGGGAAAGATGGAAGATTTGCATCTTTTTATGATAATGATTTCAATAGAAACTTAGATAAAATATTAAAAGAGGCTGAAGACAATGCTCCCAACTACTACACTGATATAGAAAAAAATGCTAAGTGGTATTCTCCTGATTATTTTATGACAGGAAACTTCTTATGGGATGGAGTTGTAAAAAATTTAGGATTTGCTGCTGGAGCTTATTTAACAGGAGGAGTTTATTCTGCTGGATTAAAAGGACTTGCAGCTCTTCCAGGAGCTGCTAGATTATTATCTATGGGTAGAGCTGCTGAAGCAGTTGCTGCATCTGAAGAAGCTTTATTAGCAGTGGATAAAGGAACTGAAGCTTATGGTAAGATAAAAGCATTATCTGATTCATATTTAAGAACTTACAATGTTCTTGATAAAGGACATAGAGCTGTTGTTGCTGGTTTATCTACTAGTGGTGAAGCTGGATTTGAAGCATATCAAAATCTTAATTCATTTAGAGAAGGGAAAATACAAGAATACAAAAATACACATGGTGGTGCTGAACCAACAGGTTCTGCTCTTGAAAAAATTAATAGAGCTGCTGATGATGTAGGTAATGCTTCCTTTTTAGGAAACGTTGTTCTTCTCACTGCAACTAACTATATTCAATTTCCAAAAATATTAGGAAGTTCTTATAAAGCAGAAAAAGGAATTATAAATAATGTCACTAGAGAAATAGAAGATATAACTACAGATGCTGCAGGTAAGTATGTTGTAAAATCTCCTAAGAGTAAAATATTAAACACTTTAAATAAAATAAGACCTTACACCTTTTCTGCATCAGAAGCTTTTGAAGAGGGAGCGCAGTTTTCAATTGGTGTAGGTGCGAATGATTATTATAATAAAAAATATAATAATGAAGCCACTAGTTGGTTAGATGCTGTATATACAGGAATTACAGAAGGATTTTTATCTGATGAAGGAGCTAAAAATGTTTTAATAGGAGGATTGTCTGGTGCAATAATGATGGGGAAAAGTAGATTCCAAGAAGCAAAAGAAAAATCATTAAATACAGCAACAGCAGTTAAACAATTTAGTGAATATCAATTATCTGATTTTACTAAAGAAACAAAAGACTCTGTTAATAGAGGAACTGTTCTACAACAAGAAAGAGAACAATTATTAAAAGAAGGAAACATCACTGAAAGTAAAGATAAAGAAACAGATTATGTTATTAACTATCTAACACCAAGAATTAAATTTGGAAGATTTGATTTAGTTAAATCAGATATTGATGATTTAAGAACTCTTGCTACAAGTGACTTTAATCAATTAGTAAAAGAAGGAAAAGCTCTTCCTACTGATACCAAAGAAGGATATTTAAAAAGACTGAATGAGTTTGAACAAACTGCTAATAATGTAAAATCGTTATATCAAACTTTGAATTTACGTTATAGTGGTCAAGTAGATGAACAAAAAAATCCTATATATACATCTGCTGTAATTGATAAAATGGTATATGCTGCAACTAAAATTTCAGACTATGAGCAAAGAATACCTTCTTTAACAAGTAAACTAGTAGGAAGTGTAGATAACATAGCTGAAATTTTACAAGATGTTTCTGAAGGAAATTTAGATACGTTCAATGCTGCTATTGCTAATCTTGAAGCAAGTGATTTTGTTAATAAAGAAGAACTTGTTGAAGCATTAGATGATTCTGCTTTTATGACTGCTAAAAGAAAATTTCTTTTAAAGCAATATAGTGATATAAAAAACAATCCAGAAAAATATAAAGAAAAGAAACGTACTGATATAAGTGAAGAAGATCAAGATCTTGGAACAGTTAAAATTAAAACTAAAGATGGAGAATCTGATTATGTTATAGGAAAAAAATATTTCTTAGGAGAAGTTATAGAATATACAAAAGATGGACAGCCTGTATTTAAAACTCCTACAGTTAAAATTTTAGGAAAAAATGAAGATGGTACTATACAGATGTATGATGTTAAAACCAAAGAAACATTTAGTGTATCTCCAGAGAAATTAGAATCTTATAATTTACAAGGATTAGAAGAAACTCTTGCTAACCCTCTTGCAAAATTTACAATAAAAAATAGAAATAAATTATTTCAACACAAAGGATTTAAAGATAAAGATGGTAATCCTGTACAAGGTAGAGTTAGATATAATGCTGAAAAAGATACGTTAGAGTTTTATTACACTGATGCTAGGGGTAAAGAAAGAAGTAAACCTGTTACTACAAAACAATTTGAAAAGCAAAAAGGGTTTTCTTTACCAATGATTGAGGCTCTTGAAAAATATGATTCTGAAACACAAACATCAATTAGAGAACTTCTTGAAGCTTTAGCTACAGACAATGCTGCTCAATATAGAGAAAGTGTTGAAGCAAGAAATAAGATTATAAAAGATCTTTATGAAGATGCTGTAGAACAAGTTGAATCTATTAATAATAAACTTCAAGCTAATAAAGAAAAGATTCAAAAAATTGCTCAAGAAATAGATGATCTTAAATTAACAAAAACAGGTAAGCCTAGAGCTAGAATTAGTAAAACTTTACAGAAAACTTTAGATTCTTTAGCAAAACTTAGAGAAGATATTCAGTTAGAAAATGAAGTGTTGTTAGATAGAAAAGCTGATCTTGAATATAACATTCCTTACTTTGAATCTTTAATTGAAGAATATAAAGACTTTCAAGGAGGTAGTCAAGATTTTATTGATCAATTAAATAATGATCTTAAAGTGTTAAGTGATTTATATGATGTAACTGATAAAGCTATTACTGACAATAAAAAAATGACAGAACTTATTGATGAGTTATATAAAAAAGCATTAGAAGGTTTCAATGAATATATTGATAATTTAAGAGCTAGTGTAAAGAGAACAGATAATGTAGTTGTTCCTTTATACTTAGATGAGTTACAAGAGAGAGTTGAAAAAATGCTAGGAGAGGAAGGAGCTAAATATTACATTGCTAATAAAGAAGGCCTCACTGAACTTGTTTCTAGTTTACAAGATGCTATATATGATTATCAAGAAAAGCATGATCTTCCAGAACTAACAAGAAAGGTGGAAGCTCTTCCTAGAGAATTAGAAGAACTTATACAAGGATTGGATGATCTTGTAAATAGATATATTGCTACTGGTAAAGTGTTAGATAAGTTCCAATCTTTTGTAGAAGAACAAAATCGTTTAGAAGAAGAGCAAAGAGCTATGGCTACTAACAAAGAGCGCAAAGCAGAACTCGAAGCAACTAAAGATGTAAAGGCTATACAAAACAAAAGACAAGGAGGGAAGTATGAACCAGTTGCTAAAAAACCAAGTCAAGTAATTGGTAGAGCTACAATGGCTCCTAATACAGGAAAACCACATCAAGTTAGAGCAAATAACTTTGGAGCAAGATTAGATAGTCTTCCTGAAGGATCTGTATATGGTGTATATATTACAAAGAATAATCAGGATGAAAAGATTCCTGGGTTAATGGATCATTTAAGAACAAATGAAAGAGGTAATATAGATGATAGCATAGACACTGATTCTACAGTGGCTTTATTAATGGTTAATGAAGAAGGTATTCCTGTAGATGAATTTGGGCAAACAATTAGTAATCCAGCAGATTATATTAGCAAAGGTATATACCAAGTATTTGCTGATGATAAACTTACGTGGGATGCTAAGTGGAGCAAAGATGGCAAGACTGAGGAGAGCATGTTTAGAAAAGGTACTCCTGAAAATATTGAAAAAGCAGTCAGAAAAGCATATGCTGAGTGGAAAGAAAGTGTTTTAAAATCAAAAGAAATAGGACAGCTACATACTATAGCAGCTTCTTTTGGTATTCCTCAATATGTGTTAGATGAAAACAATGAACCTGACTATAATACTAGAACTAGTGCTCAAGATGCAGGATTAGTATCTGCACAAGATCTTGAAACAAAGATAGTGTTGAGAGTTCCAAAAACAGAAGCAGAAGGTTCTCAAGGATTAACATCTTATGAAAGTGCTACAGGTAAAGTGTTTATACAATTACCAAATGCAATTGTTCCTGTACAAAATAGAAAGCATACAGAAGAAGAAGCCTCATCAATATTTGATGCATTGGTTAAACTAGCTGAATATGCTAATGATATATATCAGGATATGAAAGATCCTGAACCTACACGTATATTAGAATATTTAAAATCTGTTGTTTATTGGGGTATTCCTTTGGATGCTCAAGGTAATAAAAAACCTGCTGGGTACAATAGTATATTCTTTGAGACTGATCAAAAAACTGGTGCACTTAAATTAACAATCTCTAAAGAAGGGTTAGACTTCACATTCACTCCAACAGAACTATTAAGAAATAAAAATTCTGTTATAGAAAAAATCATGAACATTTATGGGAATGTTAATTCTCAATTGCTTGATGATATTAATCGTGAGTATGAGCAAATAATTTCTATATCAGAAGATGGTCAAGTTGAATCTATAAAATGGCAAAACTACCAAACATATCTTCTATCTAATACATCACCAACAGGTGAAACTAGAGATACACCATTATCTATAGCAATGAGACCTTTGAATGATGCAGAAGATGTAAATAGATCTGGTATATACTTCTATACAACAGACAATGCTGATGATTATGCATTTGCTGAAACTAAGAAAGCTGCTAAAAAAACTAGTAAAAAAAGAGCTCCAGTCAATACAAAAAAATCTACACGTAAAAAACCTACATCTAAGAAACCAGCACCAAAGAAAGCTTCGAAAGAGGAAGAGGAAGAAATAGATAACACTGACATAGATCCAGATGGAGAAACTATTAACACATTTACATTTCCTGATGGAAAGAAAATTAGTTATGTAGTTCATCCTAATATATTAAATATGAAAGGTAAGGGTGTTATCATCCTTAAAGATGAAGAAGACTACGATGCTGTTGTTGAGAAAATTGGTGCTAATCCTGCAAACAAAGGTAAGAATGCTGAACAGCTTTTATTAAGAACTATTACAAAACATGCAACAACTGTTCTTGAAACTAGAGAGGAAGAAACAGTTGAAGAAGAAGAAGGTGATGAAGATTTTGACACCTTGTTCACTAAAGGAGTAACAGTTGGTAAAACAACTCCTAAATCTAAAAAATCTTTAAAAGAAGAAGAAGGAGAAGAAGCACCTGTTAGTAATAACTTAAAAAAGTTAATGGATGCTGCAAAGAATGAAGATGAAGATGAAGAAGCATTGCGTGAAAAAATATTAAATTCTGTTGATGAAATTGAAACAGAAGATTGGAATAGTATAGAAGAGTTTATTAAAAAAGTTCTTCCTATAATTCCTTTCTATAGAGTTAAAAATTTAATCAAAGCTACTAATGGAAGACAAGCTTATGGTATGTTTAAAGATGCTGCAGTTTATGTATATGAAAATGCAGAGGTTGGAACAACATACCACGAAGTATTCCATGCTGTTTGGAGAATGTTTACATCTCCACAAGAACAACAAGCAATCCTTAATGAATTAAGAAATAGAAAAGGAACTTTCTTTGATAGAAAATCAAGAACAGATATTTCTTTTTCTGATGCTACAGATATTCAATTAGAAGAACATTTAGCAGAGCAGTTTAGAGATTATGTACAAGAAGGAAAAGTTCCTAGTAAACCAGCTGAAGGAAAACCTTTTATAGTAAAACTATTTGCTGATCTTGTTAAGTTCATTAAAGAAATGTTCTTGGGACCAAATGCTCAAAGTAATACAGATAAACTATTTGAAAAAATAACATCAGGATATTTTGCTAAAGCAACTCCTTATGCTGCAGAATTATCTTTTGCTAATAAAGGATTTATTGAAATAAATGAAGTTACAGATACAGAAGGTGCTCAATTTAGTGAAGTGGTTAGACTGTCAGATAAGATACGTCATGAAGTTATAGAACATATGACTTACTCTACATTATTAAAATTAACTGAGAATGATGCTAGTTTATTTCAAGATCCTAAAATATCTAAATTAGATTTATATGATGGATTAAAACAAGACATTTTAACTAGGATAGCTAAAGATGCTGTTGTTGTAGAAAAATTATATAATGAAGAGAAAATAGGAAAGAGAGTTAGAAATGAAGAACTACAAAGAATTGATGGTCTCACTACAGAAATACAAGAAGGTTGGGATTCTATTGTAGATCAATATGAAGACTATCTAAGAGGATATAATGTAGAGTTTGATGAAAATGATAATATACAACTTAATGATGACAACATCGTTAAAGAAAGTGATAAGTTTGATGCAACTAAAATAGATGCATTTAAAAAAGCAAACAGAGCTATTAAACTTTTACTTTCTACAGTTCCTTATTTAAATGAAAAAGGTAAACTAGATAAGTCTTCTATCAATGGAGCTAGACTTATTCCTGTAAGTCAAGTTAATATTACATTATTAAATACGTTATCAGACGCAAGAAATATAGATGAGATGTTAGAGAAACTAAAAACTCTAGCAAAGAATGATCCTAATTATAAAACATTATATAAACGTATCACTAAGAAAGACGTTATTGAAGATGGACTTGCTTTAAACAAAGTTAAAACAAGAGGTAATTTACAATTGATCAGTTCTATATGGTCATTGTTTAAAAAATATAATTCTACAGTTAAAGTGGTAAGTGTCCTTGAGAATGGTGAAGTTATTCTTAAGAATGCATTTCTATCTAATGCTGCAGAGCAATTAAGACAAACCTATCTTAATTCTATTACAACATCAGCTAAATCAGGAAAAGGATTGTTTAAATATTCTCCAAAAGCCAAAGGTTATTTTGTTAATAGAAAGAAATTAAATGACACTAGTTTAGTTTCAAAAACAGGAATGGTTAAATTCTTAAACGAATTGGGCGTTACATTCACTGTTAGTGAATTAAACAGATTAGAAATAGAAAATCCTAAAGAATATGCAAAGTTTAAATCAGCTGTAGGAGGATTAAAAAGTAGTCTTTATTCAATAGGTAAGGTTTCTTCATTCTATATGTCCACTCTATCTATAGGTAATAGACTTTACGAACTTGCAGAGATTAAAAGTTTAGTTAGTAATCCAGAAACAGATAGTACATTTTACAATATCAATGGAGAAATGACTCAGAGTTATATTGGTCCTAATGCAGCAAGTCAATTGTTTGAAACATTAGATCAAATAAATGCATTAACTGCAGAAGAGTTATCTACCACTCCTCAATTCTCTTATTTGTTATCAGATTCATTTGTAAAAGGATCTACTATTCTTAAAAAACTATTTGCATCAAACTTTGCTAAAAAAGAATCTAAATCAGAAACTCCATTATTTACTGTTGGTTATGTTGGAGGATTTGAAAACAATATGACAGGTAAGAAAAAACAATCTTCTAAATTAAATTATAAAGATAGATTGTTACAAGAACTCAATCTTAACATCAAAGGATGGTTTTTAAACCTTGTTCCTGGAGATGCTTCTATTGAACATATGATTTATATGGGCAATGAGTTTGATTACAAGATGTTATCAACTGGAATGGGTGCTATACATAAAGTGTTTAAAGATTATTTCCTTTCAGAATTAGCTGTATCTCAAGAAAAAGACAGACCTTTTGTAGAAGCTGAAGGAAGAAAACGTACAGATTTACGTTTCTTTAAATCTATATTAGCTAATACAAAAGAATCTGAAGAGGATAAAAGAAATAAACTTCATGATGCAATTGTTGAATATGCTAAGACAAATTCTTTTGAAGAAACATATTCAAAATTTGAGAAACAAATAAATAGTGCAATTGATAATTATATATCTACTAGTTCAGAAAGCTTAAAAGAAACACTAGAATCTTATGGATTAATTGGTGTAAATGATTTTGGAAAATTAACAATCCAAAATACAATGTTCCCTAAAGGAATGTCTGAGAAAGAGATGGGCTTACAGTTAAAAGTTGTCACTGCTAACTACATGGTTTCTAATATTGAGATGCATAAGCTTCTTTATTCTGATCCATATCAATATGCAGATGAGTTAAAGAGAACTAAAAGTTTTAACTCTCCTAGACAATTAATAATTGGTGGAAAAGATTCTATTAATCAATTGTTCAATGCAATTTGGAATAAAGGATTCAAAAAAGGAGATATAGGATATACAGATTTCACAAGAGGTTATTTTAGAACAGTGACACATCAAGATGTTATTGGAGAAATAGATCTTCCAGGATATGAACCTTATACTGAAACAGATGGTGCAGGTATTATATCTTATCCTGCATATCGTCATTTTAGAATTAGAGCAGCACAATGGTCTGATGGAGATGAGAGACAATATAAATATGAAATGGCTTGGGAGAAGCAAGACAAAGCAATGAAAGCTGAGAAAGCAGGTGATAAAAAACTTGCTGATGAGTTATATGATTCTCTTTCTTTAGAAGAAATACAAATATTAGATGCAGGAAATCCTAAAGTGCAATCAGCATTTACAGACTTAAAACCTATTGTGTCTGGTAACAAAGCAGATGGTAATACATTCAATGATGTTGTCTTAGACAAGTTTGCATTATATCCACTATCTTATAGATTAATGAGTGAATTAAATCCTAATTCAAATGCTGTTAAGCTGTATAATAAAATGCAAAATGAAAATGTAGATTATATAGTGTTTAATTCAGGAAGAAAGGTGGGAGCAATGAATGATCATCCAACATATGATTCTGAAGGAAACTTTAATAATGCTGCTTATATAGCTAAAGGTAAGAAAAGAAATATAATAAATGTTCCTTTTGAAATAATGTCTGTTCAATCAGAAGTTCCTTCTAAAGAAAAAGATGAAATTAAAAGAGCAACACAAGTTACAAAACTTGTTACATTAGATACATTAGAAGCAGGAATTCCAACAGACTTTATGACTGATGAAACTTTTGAGAATAGATATGAAGCTTGGTATAATTTAGATGAGAATGCTAAAAAAGAAGCATCTCCTTTATTTAAAGAAATACAAAACAATCAAGCTCTTCTTGAATCTATTATTAATAAAGGATATAATAACTTATTAAAATCATTAGGGATACAAGAAACAATCACTACATCTAAAGAAGGTGTAAAAACTAAAGCATTTAAAATTGTTAATTTTTCTTCAGCTGCTACCACTTTACGTAATGAGATTTTAAAAAGACACGTTAATAGTAATATTATAATGGCTTTAAATGATTTCATTAAAGGTGAATCAGTGCTAGAAGCTACACCAGCATACCAACAAATCAGAAACATTCTATATTCTATTGCTGATAGAGAAGTTATTTCTGGAAAAATAACAGGAGGTATGAAGGTGCAAATTTCTTCTACAATGTTAGAAGAAAATAAAATCAAGCCTATCACTAGAAAAATAAAAGGTAAGAATACGTTAGTGTTTCAATCTGATGTCTTAGATTTTTATTCTATGAAAGAAGGAGATAAAGAAATCAATGTATGTCAAATGATGGTGGGAAGATGGTTTAAGAGTCCTCTATCAGATAAAGATCTTTTAGACTATTTAAATAATACACCTGAAGGACAAGAGATACTTAAAGGATTTGCATATCGTATTCCTACACAGAAACAAAACTCTATTGACGTATTCAAAATAAAACAATTTCTTCTTGAAGAGTTCAAAGACTCTGTTGTAGTTCCTTCTGCTTTAGTTGCTAAGGTGGGATCAGATTTTGATATTGATAAACTTTCTATGTATTTTAAAAATGTAAAAGTTAATAGTAAAGGTTATCCTCAACTAATTAAATTTACAACAGGTGAAGAAACTTTAAAAGATCGTTACTATGACTGGGTATTGGAAAATTCTAATAGAGATACAAAGAATTATATCCAATGGTTGGCTAAACCTTCAGTGAAAGAAATCAAAGAAAAATTCAATGATTTAAGAAATCAAATTAAAGATAAATACAAAGGAGATATTAGAATAAAAAGAGAAGAGCTTTATAATTCATACCAAGAGAATATATCTGTAGCAAAAGAAAAGCTTACAGATCAAGAATTATATATCAAAGAATTATTTGCTGAATCTTCAACAGTGTTCTTTAATCTTCCTCAAGAAGAAATAGATGATTATTTTAATTTAAAAAATGAATTACGATTAAGAGGATTGGATGGTCCTGTAGAATTAGAAAACTATTTAGGACTAACATTATTAAAAATACAATCTTCAGAAAATGCTGAAGTGATTGATACATTAAATGATCTTGCTGAATATTACAAACAGCAACTAGTGGCTATTGGTGCAAAACAAGAGTATGTAAATACTATTACAAAAGATGCACTAGCTATGTTTAAACAAGATAAAAATATTTCATTATCACAAATCACTTCAAAAATGAACATTATTAGAGATGAAGTTGAAGAAAGATATGGAATAGAAATGATGAGTAATAATTTAGAAGTTGCTAAAGAGATAGCAGAAACTGATGAATTACCTACATTGGAAGAATTTTCTAAACTATCAGAGTATGAGCAAAACACTAGAAAAGCTGTTGAGAATGCATATATAAAATCATTGCAAGACATTACAGTACATAAGTCTAATTATGCAAGGTTGATTCAACCTAACTCTGCAGAGGATATGAAATCTCTTTCTAAAAAAATTGCTACAAAAGTTTCAGGAAGTACATTCAATTACAAAGATGCAGGAAACATGTTAAACAGAATGTTTATGTCTTCTCTAAGACATGCATTTGTTACAGGTAAGTATGCTATTGGTATTGCTGCTGTGAATCAAACTAATCATTCCTTAAATCAAAGACAGTTAGTTTATATAGATAAAAGAAAATTAGCTGATGTTGATGAAAAAGATGCATTATGGTTAGCTGATGCTTCTATACATTTTAGAAACTACAATTCTGTAGTGACAAAAGATAAAGGAAGCGTAGCTACATTATCAAAAATTAGAAATGCTGAAAGAAGTAAAAAGTTTCCAAATGGTCAAGACATCTCTGATATCATTGGACAATTTATAGATGGATATGTAGATATCTCTAAGGGGCCTTGGATTATGGAATTAGGAGCAACACCTAACGTAGCTTCTACTTGGTTGTTTTTAGTTAAGATAGGAGTTCCTATTAATGAGATTGCCTACTTTATGAATCAACCTATCATAAGAGATTATTTAAAATCAATTGAGAAAGCTGGGTATTCTTATTTATTCATGCCTAAGTTTGTTACAAGCATGCTAAATGAATACAATCCTAAAAAAGAATTAGATGCTAAAAAACTATTTAACGATAGAAAAGGATATAGAATTCCAAGTGAATCTGAACTTGAAGGAATGTTAGGAAAAACTACTAGTGAGTTAACTAGAGCTGAAAAATACAATCAACAAATGATCTTGTTAGAGTTTATGAAATATGCTAAACTAGGAGAACAATTGTTTCACGTAACACAAGGAACTAACTTTGATACATCCAACTTTAATGATCCTTATCTTGTTTGGAAGAAATCAAAACAATTAGAGAAAGCTCGTAAGACAGTGATATCTGATGTTGATGAAATTCTTGATAATTCCTTCTTAGGAGATTTACAAGACAAAATTGGAGATTTTAGAAATGCTCTTTCTGAAATATTAAAATCAGATAAACGTAGAACTAGAACTATTATACAAAAAGTTCTTGAACCTTACGTTGATACTAATGATAATGATTTTGTTAAACTTTCTCGTAAAGCTGTAAATGATTTCTTTGATTGGGCAGTACAATGTAAATCAGGAAATGAATCTATCAATAAAGATATTGCTAGAATATTATTAGAAGAAGGTGGAATTGGTGAGGAAGTTATAAGTTTTGTTAAATCTGTAAAAAGAAATCCAGAACATCCTCTTCATGATAATGAAATAATTAATATTATTGAAGTGGTTCCTTCTAAGTTATCTGGAGAAGGTCATCCTACTAATATTAAAATTAAGGGGTTAGATAACAAAGTATATGATCAAAATAATATCATATTTGCTTTTAGAGAACTTCGTGATTATTTAAAAGGACAAAAGAAATCAGAGTCTAATATATATGACAAACTAAAACTATTGGCAGTTTTACAATCTGGATTATCCACTTCTCCTATATCGTTCACTAATCTTATTCCTTATGAAGATTTTTCAGAAATATATGGTAAAGTGTTAGATAGATTAGAGGAGCTACCTAACATGGAAGATTTCTATAACCTAGGAGTGTTCCAAAGAAACAATTGGAATAATGATGACATTGTTCCAACTAAAGCAGCTATTAAAACATTCATGGGAGTATATAATCCAGCAATGAAGTATTTACCAAAGAATGTAAAAGCTGAAGTTGAAAAAGGAAATATTCCTCCAGTGGTATCTATATCTACATTATCTCCAGAAGGTAAAAGCGAATACATTGTATATACATGGAAAGAAATACCTAAAGGGAAAAAAGAATCTCAGATGAGAGAAGAAGGTGATTTCTCTTTCTTGAAAAAAGGATTGTTTAAGAAGATGTATGATATTAGAGATTTAGAATATATACAGTCATCAAATGACAAAGACTATTTTGTTTACAAAGCTGTTAATGCTTGGGGAGATGGATTTAGAGCTCAAGAATTCTATGATGAAGCTCGTGAATCAGTTATAGAGAATGGATTTATTAAAGTTGAAGAAACACCAGACAGTGTAGTTATAAATACATTTGGTAAAACTGGTAAGAAAAGTTTAGGTGATAAGTTAAAGGATGCTTCTAAAAGTAAACGTAAACTTCAACAAAATTTATTTGAACAAAAAGATGAAGATATTCCATTATCAGATGTAGATGATTCTTCAGACGATAAACTTTTTTCACAAATTAATAATGTAAATGTTCTATCTTTACAATTGAAAGATGGAAACACATATTTAGTTAGTGATATAACAAATCAAATGATGACAGATATGGGATATACACCTTCAGAAATTGGTAAATTTATAAAACAATATAGAAATAGTCCTGAAGGTTTACCAAGTATTAATAGAACTAGTAAAAAATGTTAAGCTATGCCTTGTAAAATTCAAATAAAAGAAAATATTACTCAAGATATTGAAAACAAAACAGATTATGCTTTTAATAAATCTTTAAAAGATGCACAAGATATTGCTAGAGATGTTAATGCAGAGTATGGTATAAGCATTGTAAAATTTGTACAAAGTGCTTCAGATTTTATAGATAGGATAATTAATATTCCTCAAGATCTTATTGATAGATATTATAATCATGAACTATCTCTTGAGGAAGAAGATGCTCGTAAAGCTCAACAAGAAGACGCTGAAAGGACTGGTGAAGAATACAAAGATGATTACATGTTTCAAAAAGAAACTGAAGAACTTCCATCATCTAGAGCATCAGAAGAAACTTTAAATAAAGTGAAAGCACTTATTGCTAAAATGGGTGTTAAAATACAAGACCTTCAAGACTATCTAAAAGGAAACCCTGATGTAAATACAACTGATGTAAATGGTTTAGCTGATCTTGTAAGAGGTATTGTTGCCATTGCTGAAGGTAAAGAAGAGGTAGCTCTTACAGAAGAGATGGTACACATTGCTACAGCTATTATAGAGAAGGTAGATCCAAAGTTTGTAACAGAAATGATTTCTAAAATAGACAGATTTGCTATTTATAAAAAAGTTCTTAATGCTTATAAAGACGATAAGAACTATCAACTACCTAATGGAAAACCTGACATTAGAAAGATTAAAAAGGAAGCTGTAGATAAACTTATAGTTGAACTTATAATCAATAAGTCTGAGGGCTCTGTAGAGTTTCCTGAACTAATGGAAGAACTTCCTAGAACAATGATTCAAAAAATATGGAATGCTATTCTTGATTTCTTTTCAGGAAGATATAGAAAAGCTAACATAGATATATTTGAGCAAGTAACAGAAAGAATTTTAGAAGGAGAAGTTGAGAACATTGAAAACATTTCTGATATGGAAGGAATTTTTCTTCAGAAGAAATCTTCTAAACTATCTGAAAAACAAAAAGAATTACAAGAACTAATTCTTGATACAAAAGATAGAATCAAAAAGAGAGAGAGTAAAGAAAAGGTTGATCCTTTATTAGCAGATAGTGAAGAAGCTTCTAATTTTTATGTAGAATTAGAAACTAATGGCAATGAAAGAAAAATTACCAAACGTGTTACTGATAGAGTTAAAGCTTGGTATGAACAAAGATTTGGAAAGAATAAAAAGTTTACTAAAGAAGAAGAGTTCATTAATGACTTCAAAAGAGACAATGGTATAAAGTATCATTTCTATTTTGAAGACATACATGATAGATATTTTAAAGAAGATGGAACTAGAAGAGAAACTCCTCTTTCTAGAACTGTAGATGTGGTTGGTTCTGATGAAGAAATCTATGAAAGACTTGAGCAATATTATGTTGATTTAGTTAAGAAGTTTTCTGAAGGTAAAAAGAATCCTTTAGTATTCTCAGAAGTAGTTGTATATGATCCTAAAGAACAAGAAGCTGGAACCATTGACCTTTTAATAATAGAAGAGAATGGTAAAGCTAATATATTTGATTGGAAATTTATGACTGTATCTGCCACTGCAGAAGATGTAGCTTGGTATAAACAAGGAGCATATAATATACAACTTGGAAGATATAAAGATATACTAAGAGATTCTTATGGGGTGAAAGAGTTTGGACAGATGCGAGCTATTCCTATACTAATGGATGTTAAACGTAAGAATTGGAGAAATCCAGATTCTGATTTAGTAGTTAAAGGAATTGAGATTGGTTCTGTAAATGTTAGTAAAATAAAAGATTTTACATTAGTTCCTGTTTCAGAAGAAACTGAATCAACTGGTAATGAGGAATTAGATGAAGCAATTACACAATTAAATGCAGTGTTAAAACAAGTAGGGAAAGAAGATGTCACTAATGAAGATGAGAAAAGATTCAAAGGTGAAAGAATGAATGCTCTTTCTAAAGCTATACGTGCTGCACAAAGTGCTAATAATCTTGTTCCATTGATTCAAGTAATTAAATTGATGCGAAAAGAAGGGCAAAATTTAATCAATGATTGGGAAACAATTTATAATAAAAAAGCAGCTTCTGCTGATGATATAAATGATGCACAACTTTCTGAATATGCAGATAGCCTTAGAGAGTATATGGCCATATCACAAGTTTTTGGCTCTATGAATGACTTAATAGGAAATTTAATATATGATAAGTCTGAAATAAAAAATGCTAAAACTGATAAACAAAAAGAAGATTTAGCTAGACGTAAAGCTTATTTAGAAAATATAGACAATGAAGCAAAACTTATTCGTCTATCTTCTAAAAAGGTAGAAAAGATCACTGGAAAGTTTGCAGATAAGTTTATGGGAGAAAGAAATCTTGTACAAGGTTTATTATCTCCACAAGCTGTTTGGTCTGGAATAGGTTCTTTCTTTAGAGGGGCATCAGAGGTTCCTTTACCTTCTGTTAGTATATTGTTTAAATTAGTTACAAACGCTAAGGGTAGAGCTAGAAGAGATGCATTGAAAGAAGTAGAAGAGTTAATGGCTATCAGAAAAAGAATAACTGATAAAGGAGGAGATGTTAGAAAGTATATACAACAACTGTATCAAAAAGATGATAAGAATAAATTAGTTAATAAAATTATATATAAATATAAAAAAGAATTTACTGATCTAGTTGATAAAAATGCTGCTGAAGAATTCCCTAGTAAAGAATGGTTATACAATAATATAGATAGAGAAGGTTATCAAAAAGAAGCAAATGAAGTTTTAGAAAAAAGAATAGAAAGACTTAAACGAATCTATTCTGAAGATAAGGAAATGATGAACAAACTTATTCTTCAAGAAAAAAGAATGTTTGATGTTACTAGAAATGATTTTACAGGTTGGAATAATTATATCATCAAGAGAAATCCTGCAAGGTCTATAGACAAAAATGGAATTGAAACTTCTCCATGGTTATCAGATGAATATAAAAATATTCAAAATGATAAAGAACTTCTTGATTTATATAATTTTTTAATTAAAACAAATAAAAAAGCATCTGATGTTGGTTATTTAGAAAACAAAGTTCATTCTACATTTCTACCATTTGTTAGAAAATCAATGGCTGAAAGTCTTGCATGGGATTTTTCTCTTTCTTCTATAATGAATTTTGGTAATGGATTATCTCTACAAGCAGATGATATTGGTTTTGGTAATGTAAATGAATTAACAGGTGAAATACAACATAGTATACCAAAGTATTACACTTCAGATTTTTCAATGAAAAAAGATGAAGCAGGTAACACTATACATGACTATACAGATGTAAGTGAAGACTTGTTTAAGAATATGATTTTATATATAAATCATATGCACAACTATAAATATCTTTCTGAAGTTGAAGGTCAAGCACAGCTTATTAAAACTGTTGAGGGTTTTAAAAAACATTTAGCTACAACAAGATCAGGAGATGTTATAATAAAACCTAATGGTGAGCCAGAAGAATTAAAAGGGAATGAACAAAATACTAAAATATTTGATGACTTCCTAAGAGCTTTATTGTATGAGCAAAAGTATCCTCTTTCTGATACAGATACTTCTATAAGCACAGGTCTTGTAAAACAAATGAAAAAACTTATAAATGGTGTTTCAAAAGCTGCAGGAGGTAAAGAAGTTTTTACAGATCTTGATAAACCTAGTGCCACTTCTTTGTTTAAATCAATGGATAGTTTAAATAGAGCTTTTCAATTAAAAACATTAGGATTGGACATTGTATCAGGAGCAGTGAATTTATTTGGTGCAAACATTCAAGTTATTACACAGGCAGGTAATTATTTTACTAAATGGGATTATTTTAAAAACTTCAATGGTTTAATAGGAAGTAGATTTAAAAACGATGATGATCGTAAAATGTTTTTAAAATTAATAGACACTTTCATGCCTCTTAAAGATGATCCTACATATGACAAATTAAAAGAAGCAGGGCTATCAAAAATAACTCAACAAAACTTTTCTGATTGGTTAATGTTATTTATGAGAGAACCTGAACAACATGTTGAGAAATCTATATTTCTAACTCTATTAGATAATTCAATGATTGTTGATGGAAAAATTGTTAACATTAGAGAATTTGTAAAAAGTAAATATAAAGATAGATGGAACTCTGCAAGTGATTATGCAGGTTCATCTAAAAAAATAGAAGATGAAATAAAAGAATTAAAGAGTACAAGTTCTATAACTAATACAATGAAGTTAGAAAATGATGAACTTGTTATTCCTGGTCTTGATTTAAACAATTTTAAAGAAATTGATAGAGTTACAAAGCTTAGTAGACGTATTTCTAGAAATGCAGTGGGGGGTATGTCAGATTCTGATATAAATAGAATGTCAATGAGTGTTTGGGGAAGATCTATGATGGTATTTAAGAACTGGATTCCTAAACTTCTTGATACACGTTTTGGAGAATTAAGAAAAATATCAGATGATTTCTCTGTAACAATAGATGAAAATGGTTTAACTGAAGGGGAGAAATATGATATTGGTAGAGTTAGGCTTTGGTGGGGAGTGTTAGCATCTTCTATAAATGATAAAAGTTTTAATGTTTTAAATATATTACAAGTTAATGATAAGGGTCTTCTTTTATTAGATAAAATGTATATAGATTATAAAGCATCTTATGAGAAAAGAACAGGTGAAAAATTTACCATGACAAAAGAAGATTTCAATGAAATGATTAGAACAAATTTAAGAAATCAAGTACAGGAGTTAACAATGCTACTTATTTTATTTGGTTTAAAATTATCTATGGGAATGTTACCTCCTGATGATGATGAAGATAGAGCTAGTAAGAACTTTTTTAGATATTCTCAAAGAGTTGTAGATAAATTTGTTGGAGAGCTTTCATTCTTTTATAATCCATTAGAAGCAGAACATCTTTTAAGTGGTTCAATGTTCCCTGCAATTGGAGTTTTCTCAGATGTAATAAAGTTCACTTCACATTTTTCTAGTCAAGTTTTAGGTTTTGAAATATCTGATCCAACTCTATCTGAAGAAGATGTTAGAAAGAAAGCACAGCCTGTTAAATATTTAGCTAAAATGTTACCTGTAACAAAATCGTTAATTACATATGGAGCTATATTTAATGATGACTTTGCTAAAGAATTTGATATTACAATACAGAAAAATAATAATAGATAACAATGCTATATTATGGGCAAAACTTTAAATATCATGGAAAATAATAATAGAGAAATGTCTATTTTTGCTTATACTAAAGATTATAAAATGAAATCATTCTTTCTGAACGTGTTAGCAGGACTAACGTTGTTCTTTGCCCCTATCACTGGACTAATTGTAGCAGTTGGACTTGTAATTATATTTGACACATTCACAGGAATTTATAAATCTGTGAAGCTAAAAGGTTGGTGTTCTATTCGTAGTAGAAAACTTTCTCAAATAATTAGCAAACTAGTTCTTTATGAGCTATCAGTTTTAGTATTATTTCCAATAGATAAATTTTTATTAAATGAATTCTTTTTAACTTTTGTTTCAATTAATTTCTTTGCCACAAAACTTGTATGTATATTTCTTATTGTTGTAGAAATAACATCAATTAAAGAGAATATCGAAGAGGCATTGAATATTGATATATTGAAATCTGTTAAACGTTTTCTTAGTAGAGCAAAAGAATTCTCTAACGATGTTGATGATATAAAAAATTAATATGAAATTTGATTTAAAATATATAGTTATAATTACTCTAGTAATCATCATCATATTAATGAGAAGTTGTGAGTCTACAATTGTTCCTAAAGAACCAGTTGTCATAACTAAATATGACACTATATGGAAAGAAACACATGACACAATCATCAAGAAGGTCACTATAGATAAAATAGAATACGTTCCTTTTGAGAAAATTATATTTGCTAATGTAGAAGATTGCATGAAAGAATATAACAAAAGAACAACATACAAAGATACAATAGCTTTAGACAGTCTTGGAACAATAATAGTGATAGACACAGTGTTTCAAAATAGTCTTAAAGAAAGAACCATCTTCAAAAACTATAAGATACCTCTTGTCACTAAGACAGTTACAATTATAAAACAACCAGATCCTAAAAGACAATTGTATATAGGAGGTAACTTGTTTGGTGACAGGAGAACCCTACAATCATTCACTCCTGGATTATTATATAAAGACAGGAAAGATAGAATTTTTCAAGCTAATGTTGGTGTAGATTTTGATGGTACATTGATATTTGGTCTTGGCACATATTGGAAAATCAACTTAAATAAAAACTAATAAACCATGAGAACAAGTGCATGTGGTCTTAATCTGATTAAAGAGTTTGAATCTCTACATGATGGAGATGCTTCTATGATTGGGCTTCAACCTAAGATGTGCCCAGCTCAAGTTTGGACAGAGGGATATGGAAGAGCTATGAGAAACAAGAATGGTCAGTTCTTAAAAGGAACTAAAGACAAGCAAGAAGCTTATGCTAATATTACAATAGATAATAAACAAGAAGCTGAGAAAGCACTTGCTGAAGATCTTGGTGTATTTGAAAGAATAGTTTCATCTAAAATAAAAATTCCACTAACACAAAATCAATTTGATGCTCTTGTTAGTTATACATATAATACAGGAGGATCAGATACATTATTCAAACTAATCAATCAAAAAGCTCCCAAAGAGCAAATACAAAAATGGTTTGAAACAAAATACATTACAGCTGGTGGTGTTAAACTGGCAGGACTTGTTAGACGCAGAAAAGCAGAATCAAATTTATATTTTAAATAATGGCAAAGGTAACCAACACAGTACAAAAACGTGTAATACCAGACATCAGTCGTCCTGGTATACATGCTAAATCACAAACATCTAACTTAAAATCTTCTAAAAACTACAAGAAAAAAAATGTTGGTCAAGGTAGGTAATATTTATTATAGTTTTGTATATTTGTACAAAATAAGTAATTATGTTAGTTTATTTAGCAACCAATTTAATAAATGGTAAACAGTATATAGGATACACAACTAAAACTTTACCAGAAAGAATAAAAACTCATGTACATAAATCAAGATGTAAATTAAATAAACATTATTTTTATTTATTTAAACAGGCATTGAGAAAATATGGTACTGATAATTTTAAATGGGAAATATTAGAAGACTGCTTTTCAAAAGAAGAATGTTGCAAAAGAGAAATCTTTTATATTTCTAAATATAATACCATCTCACCTAATGGGTATAATTTAACAAAAGGAGGAAATGGTGGTGTACAATCAGACGATACTAAATTAAAAATATCAGAATCTGTAAAAAGATATTGGAAAAATAATAAAGAATCAAATACTTTTGTTAGAGCTTCTAAAGAAGATAGAATTACTTGGGCTAAGCAGAGCTGGGAAATAAAAAAACAAAAAGGATACATTAAACCTTCTTATTTACATAAAGAAGATTCTAAAATTAAAATGAGTTTAACAAAAAACAAACTCAATAAAATAGAATGGATTAATGTATATACTTTAGAAACAGTAGAACTATCTTTAACTGATATGTCTAAAAAAACAGGATTATCAATAGGTGTATTTAATCATTTAAAACAAGGAAGACAATTGCAAACAAAATGTGGTTGGAAAATAATAAGGTAAATAATGGAATGGCAATTACAAATAGCATTCCATTGGCCACATGATAGACTAGCTTTAGGTTGGGAGATCATGCATGCTGATGAAAAATATAATTTTGACACATATGTTTTATATGTTGGAATTATGACAATGACACTAGACGTATGGAAGTAATATATCAAGGTAATGTAGCAATAGATTGTAGTACAAAAATAACTTGTACCACTACCTCATTGACTATAACTAATATTATTATTAATAATCTTGATTCAAATTATGTATTCAACCTGAATAGATTTATGTCAGGTCCTGGTATACATAAGATTCCTATATATGAATTATCTTTAAACGCAGGAGATTCTATACAAGATACACAATCATATATTCTCTTCAAAGGTGATTACCTACAACTTATATCTGATGTACCTGGAACAACATATTATATCAAAGCAACACAAGAAACATAATGTATGAGTTCATAGATAAGAATGGAAACATCTCAGCTAACTCTGCTAAACTTGTTGTAATAGATAAGTATGGAAAAGTAAAAGAAGTTGGCACAGGGGGAGGAGGTTCTCCAACAGGCCCTGCAGGTGGTGACTTATCTGGAACCTATCCTAATCCATCAGTTGTATGGAACAATGGAGCTTCAACATACAATCTTCTTTATTATCCTCTTTCTAGTAACCCTGCTGGTTATATTACTTCTGCAGCATTAACAGGGTATGTTCCAACATCAAGAACATTAACTATTAATGGAACTACATATGATCTTTCTGCTGATAGAAGTTGGACCATTGCAGCAGGTGTAACATCTGTAAGTGCAACAAGTCCTATAACATCATCAGGAGGAGCTACCCCTGTTATTTCTACATCTATG